TCAAGTCCACCGCTGATGCGGTCAAGGAGTTCAATTTCTATTGCTACCGTCTTGCCTTTGCTCATTTCAATTTACTTTGGAAAAATCCTACAATGTCATCGGCTTCCTCCTTGGCACTTCTTTCGTCCTTGGGCTTGCCGTTCTTTTTCTTGCTAACATAATGTGGGGCATCACTCAGCATCATAATCAAGGTTTGGTAGTTGACACCATTAAGGATATAGTCAACACTCCACCCTGTTTCGCTTGCTATCTGCCACACAAAACCGAAAGGGCTATGGGAACCTTCGTATTCGCTCGTTAACTCCCTTTCTTCTTTTGGCTCTTCCTCAGCTTCATCGGATTCACCGCTTCTGCCGATTTGATAATATCTGTAAAACTGTCCGTTCCCATCAGCCCGACAAATTTCTTTATCACGCTGACAAGATACTTGTTTTCCATCCAGTTTCTCACAACCCATGCCGTTAAGCCAACAAACAGATGTCGGCTTATCCAGCCACGACAAAGGGTGTAAGCTATCATGCGACTGATTTTCTTGCCATGATTAGCAAGGAATCTCATTTCTTCCTCCTTGGAGAAATGCCACATTTCTTCGCTGGTCACGCCCATTGCCAGCCATTCCCTTGCAATTCTGATTTGTCCTGCCAAGGTAGGTCGGCGCATGGTCACACGTAAATGGATGGACTTTTTGCAAAAAGGAAGGTGCAACTCCTTCAATGGCACTGAAAGACCAGTGTCCAAAAGGGCTTCCGCACCTTCCTTTTCTATTAGTCTGATGGTGTTCTCATCCATACACTAAACCTTCACGCTGTTTGCCTGGCTGGTGGATGATGCACTTAATGGATTGGCCGTGTCATTGATGTCGTATGGCGCACTACCATCAGAAGGCTTGTTCACCTTCAACTGACATTCCAGCTTCGATACCTCTGTAAGTGTGAGCTTGCCACCGAGATTGGCCAAAATTGTTGCATTCGGTATGGTGCAAGTCTGGCCTGAAACAAAGTCAATAGTCCATTTGCCAGAAAGATGCACAAGACTTGTTGGTGCTTTCCAGCCTGTGTACTTCCCAGTAGTTCCTACGAGAGTACCACCAAGCACCATCTGAATGTTCTCGTAGTTCAACTGTATGATGTTGAATGTTGGCGAGATTGTTGCATTTTTAGTTGGAATTGTCAGCACTGGCGCATCGGGAACTTGCTCTGCATCAATGTCAGTACTCTCAGGCTTTGTGCCGCCCCAGTCCCATGAACCTTTCTCAATGTAGCCAATGGTCTTTTCACCAAACTTTACGGCTCCAATGCCGTACATGAAATTCTTATTCATTTTTTTCTTGTTTTGATTGTGATTATTATGCCAGACACCAGTCCGACAATAAAACTGAATATTGCCACTTTAACAGGGTTTGAACATTGTTCTTTCTCTGTTTTAATGGTGTTAGAGAGTTCTGCGTTTTGCTTTGCCAGCTTCTTGTTTTGTTCCTCATAATAGAGGCACAACACTTGCAAGCTGTCACAAGAGGCATCAATGTATATCACATCTTTACCATCTTGCTTTCCAACGCTTGCCTTCACGTTGGCACGCCCTTGCTTGTTGCCAAAGGATGCACCAGACGGCAAACAGCCTATGCTGTCAAGTGGAATGATCAGATGCACCTGGTCTTGTGGCACCTTTTCCATCCACATTATTTTTGTCGTGGTCTGTTTGCTTTCTACGCTGTCCCTTACCACCTTTTCCTCTTCCTGGGTTGTCATCGTCTTCGTCGAGCGACAACTCACTGCTGACAGGGCAAGAATTGCGATGAGGACAAAGTTTGATAGCCTCGATTGCACGACTGAGCCGGTTGATTGAAAGACGTGTCCTGTGGTTTTCAGCCGTAAGCCCTTCCACGACCTTTGTGATGTCTTCATATTTCTGTTGTGTTTCCAACAGCACCTTTGAAATGTCTTCGTACATACCTTTATAAGTGTCATGCACGACCTTGGCATTCTTGGCGTTGTTGGCTTTTCTGTTGGCAAACCAAACGATGGCAGCACCTATGCCGCCCGATGGTATTGCCCACTGGATGAATTGCAGTAAAAAGTCTGCCATCGTTATCTTTGTTTTATGGGTTAAACTTGCTTGATACCTATTGAGCGCAACCACTCTTGCACGTTGAACGATGGGCAAGCCTTGTGGCTGTTCAGCTCGTTGTGACCAAGGATGCGGATGGAAGGGAAACGCTCATGGAAGTTGCGCACGTATTCGGTCAAAGCCTTTTTCTGTGCTTCCGTTCGGGTGTCCTTGGCTGTCTTTCCATCAGAGGCAAGACCACCGACATACACCACGTGACGGCTCACTGAGTTGAAACCTGCTGCACCATTGGTGATTTCCCATGGATCAACCTCTGCATCCTCGTTGTTCTTCACAAGTCGCTCCACCTTTCCGTCAAGGTGTATCATGTCGGTATAGCCAACTTGCTTCCATCCACGACCGCCTTTGCCCACTGGGTCGGTGTGCCAGTGGCGAATTTCGTCACTGGTCACCTCACGACCTTCTTTTGTTGCGGTGCAATGTAGCACCAAATACTTCATTCGTGCCATGACTATGCAGCACTGTAGTCGCTCATCATCACAACACCTGCATCAGCCTTCTTTGGCATACAGATGAAACGATGGCGGAAGTTAATTTTGTTACGCTGATACTCTGGATCGTTCTCCGATGCGCTCCAATACATCTTGGTCGAACCTGTGGCCTTGAATACACGAGGAACATAGAAGGCAAATGAGCATTGGAACTCACCAGTTTCAGCAGCCTTGCCCAAATCCTTCTTTACACCTGCTGTGGTATAGAGAGGATTGTTTGCAAACTCGTAGATGTCGAAGCCATACAAGCGGCCAACTGTTCCGTCATTGCGGTTGATGTTGTACTGCTCACGGAAGGTCTGCTCAGTTTCCAGAAGGTCGTTGATGTGGTCAGAGCAAAGCACCGCTCTTCGACCAATGGCTGGAACACCCAAGGCATCCATCTTGCGCTTCATGTTGAGCAAGTCGTTCTTGGTCATCTTCAAGCGTCCTGTTGCTGCATCCCTCTCTCCAGTGGTTTTCAGCACTGGTGTCTTAGCCGTGTTCTGCTTGGCACAGAGTGCATGGGCTGCTTTGGCAAACTTGGCATCATTGATGGCATTTCCGTGCGCTTCCTTCACACGTGCAATCTTGTCGTAGCTGATGGCATAAAGCTCATCATCAGTGATTGGTGTAACCTTAGTCTGGAACTTATCAAGGCTGATGCTGATGTCCTTGTCATCCAGCTTCTGCAAGTCAATAGGATATGTGGTGTTATTGACCAATACATCAGGATCAACACCTACATCTACCAAGTGGATGACATCATTCTCGACCACGCTTGATGCGTCTGGAATGCCGTCAAGCCAAGTGGCTTCCAAGCCACGGCGAAGGTACTTCACCATTTCACCAGTCCACACCTCTTTATACACTCCAGCACGCAATACGTTCTGAGGCACAGCACCGCCTAACACGGTGGCGATGCAATTCATGCCCACGGCTCCCACTACAGGTGAAAAGCCTAGGACTGCACCGAAAACACTGCCAGTAATGCAGTTGAAAAGCACTGCCATTGTCAGTGCAAGCAATCTGTTCATTTTCATTCTTCTTTTTTTTATGGTTTGACATTTTTAGATTTCACACTCCATGCCATACTCTGCCTTGAAAAGACGCTTGTATTCATCGGGATTCTCCGAGCGCATTTTTTCCAGCTCTTCGCCTGGCACTTCACTGAACTTGGAATAAGTGGTTTTCTGCTGAGTTGGCGCACCACCCTGATGACCGACTACAGAACTGAGCTTCACCATCGGACTCATGGCTGCAAACGTCTGCTTCAAGTCATCCACACCAATCTTCTTGCCGAGGTTGATGAAATGCTCCTTCTTGTCTTCACTGATGCGTTTCTCAGTGATGGCAGTCTCCACGGTTGTTGTAATGGCAGAGAGTGTGAGCTGGGCTTTCTCCTTGGCAAGCGTCTCTTTCTCTGTCTCTGCTTCCTTCAGCGAATTGATTTTCTGAAGGATGGTCGCCTCGTCTGCCGTCTCAGGCAATCCGAGCTGTGCGCACAAAATTTTCTGTTCCATTTGCTTGTTGCTTAAATTTTTGTTGTTACTGAGCAAGGTCAGCGGATTCTTTCCGTCCTTGCCTAATGTGATTTGTTCGCCGTTCTTTCTCATTACGATGGCATCGTCATTGGCTCCTATGTCTACAACTGACACTTCAAAGAGTTTGCTCTTGGTGATGGTCTTGTATTTCTGACCAGGAACAATCACCTCTGGGTCTTCACTCTCTTCAACGATGTCAATGCCCGCACTCACCATTTTCAGGCTACCAAACTCCCATTGCTTCTTGCACTGCTTGGAGAGTGGTGTGGCTTCATCGAACATCAGTTCACCAGTCACCTCATCGTTATCCACTTTGAGGTCTTTCACATAGCCAATCACATTGCCACGTTCGTGCATATAAAGAAGTACGGGATTGCGACAATACTGCTGCACATCCATGCCCTCTGTCAGTACACGACTACCGTAACTGTTAAGGCTGTTGTTTGAAATTCTTACTCGTTTCATTTTCTCGCTTTTTGCGTTTTGCGCTGCAATATTACTGCTTAATTTACTGACCGCCAAAAAAGTGTGAAATGATTGCACACTTCTATGAAATGGTTGCACACTATTTTGGTGATACTACCGAATTGTTGCAATTTTGCACTGCATTTGAATTTTTAATAAAGTATTGCACATGACAAAAGCTGAAATAGAAAAGAAACGTTCATTGGCTCGAACACTGTTCATGTCGGGTATGGAACAGGCTGAGATTGCCGAAAAGGTAGGCATCTCACGTGTCACCATATCCAAGTGGTGTGTGGCTGATGGATGGAAGGAGGCACGTGCGGCCAAGAGTGTCACACGTCCCGAACTGGTCAATAAGCTGTTGTTGACCATTGATGCGCTCATAACGCAAGTGAATGAATCTGGTGATCCAATGGCGATGGCTGGACTGGGTGACAAGCTCGCAAAGCTCTCTTCTGTCATTGAGAAACTTGACAAGAAAGCTAATGTGGTGGATGTCATCGAGGTCTCCATGATGTTTAGCAAGTGGTTGGAGTTCCGTGCCAAGTCTGACCCTACGATAACAACCGAGCTGATGAAGCAAATCAATCATCTGCAAGACTTGTTTATCATGGAACAGATGGGTGTTAAATAATATAGGTATATGGCAACAGCAGCAGAAAAGAAACTCGCATACGAGCAATGGAAGGAACGGTGCAAGCAAGTTCAGTCTTTCACCGACACCTCTCTTATGCGCAAGGAAACGCCCATTGAGAAGGAAAAGCGTATTCGTAGGCTGCAATCCAATTATGCCGCATTTTGCGAGTATTACTTTCCACACTTCTTGCAGCTTCGTGACAAGACCACTGGTGAGGTGATTCGCACCATTCACAATGCTCCTTTTCACAACCAGGCTGCACAGAAGGTGAAGAACACCCCAAACCTCAAAGCGGTGTTCATGTGGCCACGTGGCCACGCCAAGTCCACCCACATGGACATCTTTACCCCTTTGTGGCTGATGTTTCAGGCAAAGCGTCTGATTAACTTCATGGTGGTTGTGGGCAAGTCTGAGGATAGTGCCAACCGCTTGCTTGGCGACATCCAGGCAGAATTGGAATACAACCAGCGCATCATTGCCGACTTTGGCGCACAGAAGAACGCTGGTGACTGGCAAGAAGGCGAGTTCAAGACCAAGGACGGCGTGAAGTTTCTTGCTTGTGGTCGTGGTCAATCTCCACGTGGTTTGCGTGATCGTGAGGCACGTCCAGACTACATCGTCATTGATGACCTTGACGATGATGAGCTTTGCCGTAATGAAAAGCGTGTGCATGACCTTACCGACTGGGTAAAAGAAGCCCTTTTCGGTTCGCTTGACGTGGGTCGTGGTCGCTTCATCATGGTGGGCAACCTCATTTCCAAGACGTCTGTTCTCTATAACCTGGCACATACCAAGGGTGTGTTTCTGTCTAAGATTGTGGCGGTTGATGCTAATGGTGAACCTGTCTGGCGTGAGAAATGGACAAAGGAAGAGGCTCAGGCATACGCCGACTTTGTGGGGTTCCGTGCCTGGAACAAAGAAATGATGCACAATCCTATCAAGGATGGCACGATATTTCGCCATGACTGGATTCGTTACAAGAAGGTTCTGCCACTCAATAAGTACGACCAACTTATTTGCTACACCGACCCTTCTTTCAAATCGACCACAGCAAACGACTATAAGGCTTCACGCTTTTGGGGCAAGATAGGCACTGAGTTCCATTTGATTGATTGCTATGTCCGTCAAGACACGGTTGGCGGTATGGTCAGATGGCTCTACAACCTTTATGAATCCTTGCCAGAGGATGTCACGGTGTCGTTCTTCATGGAGGCGAACTTTCTACAGGACACCATCCTTGATGAGTTCACGGAAGAGGGCAACCGCCGTGGCTATCAGTTGCCGATTACAGGCGACAAGCGCAAGAAGCCAGACAAGTTGCAGCGCATTGAGGCTATTTCACCTTTATGGGAACGTGGCTTTGTATTCTACAATGAGTCGTTGAAGGAATCTCCAGATATGCAAGTGGGCATAGAACAGACGCTTTCACTCGAACGTGGCAGTCGTGTGCATGATGATGCGCCCGATGCAGATGAGGGTGCTATCTGGATGCTCCAGCGCAACACTCGACAAGTTATTTACAAACCGAGGTTTGGCAAGCGTCCGACCTCTAAAAACAGTTGGTAATATGATTAGACTATTCAAAGATTTGCTTTTCGCTTGGCGTTACAAGCGTGCCGTCAAAGAAGCCATCATGCTCTCCCAAGGCAGTGGCTTGAAGTATTATGTTCTTTACATGAATGGTGGTTTGAAGGTCGTACCCAAGCAGACTATCAAGACGCTTGTGAAGCGTCATCGTTTCAAAAAGGGTACAAAGGTTGAGGACATCGAGCGGCGTGCCTTGTTTGTGACAAAGTAAGGAGGTGAATCATGTTTATAACAGAAGATGATTATAAGGTGGTTATCGGCGATACCGCCATGAAGGTGGTTTCTCAGGCATCAGCCGAGAATCGTGCCAATGCCGAGCGTGAGGCACAGGAGGAAATTTCGGGCTATCTGCGTCCAAAGTACGATTGTGATGCGGTGTTTGCAGCGGAAGGCGAAAAGCGCAACCATCAGATTGTGATGTTCACTTGTGACATTGCCCTTTACCACATGGTTTCGGCCATGCCTCAAAAGATGGGTTCCGACATTCGCAAGGAACGCTATGAGCGTGCCATCAAGTGGTTAGAGGGTGTTCAGTCTGGCAAGATTGTTCCTGACCTGCCTCTGATGCTGAATGATGATGGTGAAATGGTTGGCAGTTCCATTGTCTATGGCTGTCAGCGTAAACTTAGACATAATTGGTAAATGACATGGGATATATTCAGAACTTTATACAAAGCATTACAGGCAAGCCACGCATCTTGCACACCTCGCATGGTGATTTCAATCTTGCCAAGGCTTCTGGGCGCAAGAACGTCCAGAAAATAGTGGCACAGCTACAACGCACCACTGAGGCACTCACTCGCTCTGATATGCAAGACTGGCGCAATGCCTGGCAGATGGCCATCAGTGTGGAAAGTCCAAACCGCCAACGTCTTTATGACATCTATCGTGACGCTGATGTTGATGCTCACCTTTCGGGATGCGTGGAACAGCGCAAGGGCTTTGTGATGGCTCGTTCCTTCAAGATCATTGACAAGAATGAGAATGTGAAGGATGATGCGCTGCACTATTTCAACCAGGCATGGTTTAAGCAACTTTTGCGCCTTGCCTTGGATTCCATCTATTGGGGTCACTCGCTCATTGAGCTTGGCGACATTACCACTGATGGTGACGGTTGTCCATGCTTCAATGGTGTGAAGCTGATAAACCGCAAGTATGTCATTCCTGAGTATGGTCGTGTTATCACAGACCTTGGCATGGACTGGACTACTGGCATCGACTACCATCAGCCACCTTTCACTGACTGGCTCATTGAGGCAGGTCAGCCTGATGATTTGGGACTTTACTTGAAGGCTGCTGCACACACCATCCCGAAAAAGAATACGCTTGCCTTCTGGGACACGTTCGGTGAAATCTTTGGTATGCCTATGCGCATTGGCCACACCACCGTCCGTGACGAAAAGGAGCTTTCCAAGATGGAGAACATGATGGCTACCATGGGAACTGAGTTCTGGGCTTTGTTTCCAGAGGGTACTGACATTGAGGTGGTGGAAAGCACCAAGGGCGATGCGTTCAATGTGTATGACAAGCGTGTTGACCGTGCCAACTCCGAGCTGTCAAAGCTCATTATTGGTCAGACCATGACCATTGAGGATGGCAGTAGCCTTTCACAGTCGCAAACCCACCTTGAAGTGTTCCAGAACCTTGTGGAGAGTGATGCGGATATGTTGGCAGACCTTGTGAACAATCAGCTTATTCCTCGCATGGTGAAACTTGGCTTTCCTCTTCAAGGCTTGCGCTTTGCATGGGATGAAGCAGTTGACTACACTCCAGAACAGCAATTCACCTACGAAAAGATGATTGCAGACCGTTATGAGGTCGATCCAAAGTATTTTGCCGACAAGTACAATATGCCTGTGGGTGAACGCCGTCAGCAACAGGTTCCTTCACCAGACCCTGATGATGGTGGTGATAACGGCAAAGACCCAAAGAAGCAGCACAACGCACGTCCTTTTTTCGATTAAGCCCCACCGACTATGTGGGGCTGCACCAACGGTATGCCACCATCCTTGGAAACAAGACACTGACATTGGCTGCACCCATCAAGGATGAACTACGTGAGGAACTTCGCAAGAAGTTTGCAAAGATGATGTCTGCACTCTTCAAGCAGAAGGGCGCAAACTTCGACATCAACATCATAGCCTCTGATGAGGCACAAGACTTTATCAATACGCACACCTCTGTTCTTGACAGTTCTTTTCAAAAGGTAGAAATGTCCGACCTCATGCGCCAACGTCTTACACGCTCCAACTATATCTTTAGTGGAATGAAGACGTTCCATGAACTCAATGAGGCTTTTCCATCCTTGCTTGATGAGAATGGCAATAAAAAGACGTTTGAACGCTTTTTGAACGATGTCCGAAAGATAGATGAAACGTACAACTCCAACTATCTACGTGCTGAGTACAACTTTGTTCAGGCATCAGCGGAAATGGCTGCTAAGTGGGAAAAGTTCATGGAGGATGGTGATCATTATTATCTCCAGTATCGAACCCAGCATGATGATAAGGTTCGCCCAGAACACGCTTCGCTCGACCGTGTGACGCTTCCACCATCTGATTCATTCTGGGAATCATACTACCCACCAAATGGTTGGAATTGTCGCTGTACCGTGGTGCAAGTTCTGAAACGGAAATACGAGCCTACACCGCACGATGAAGCCATGTCACTGGGTGAGGAAGCTTTGCAGACCGATAAAAAAGGAATATTCCGTTTCAATTCGGGTAAGGAGCAAAAGACGGTTCCTGACTACAACCCTTACACCATCAAGCGATGTCGTGACTGTGATATTGCAAAAGGTAAGTTGGATCTTGACAGAAAGCCTGTTGCAGATAATGAACTTTGTGCTGCTTGCCGCTTGGTACATAAATGCGCCAATTCGTACACTGATTCAGGAAAAACAAATCTGTCTGTTGAAGACCGTGATGCGATACTTGCAAAGCCTTTGGATGAACAATATTTCACCAAATACATAGGCATTAAAGGAAAAGTGTTGCAACATGAGTTGGCTTGCTCTACAGCAGAAGACTATAAGCGAGTTTTAGATGTCGCCAAGGCTTTTGCTGATGAATTTGGTGATTGTTTACTAAATCCTGAAATTCAATTCACCGCAACAAATGGAAGAAGAAAGGTTTATGATATGCTTCCAGAAGACAGTAAAGCAAACCCTGATTTAAAAGTGGGCGAATTTGGATATATAGATGTGAAATCACCAGAGAAAGTAATGAACTGCTGTCGTAATGCGAACCATGCTTCTGATGCACAACACGCTTGCGTTTGTCTGACTGATCATTGCTTTAGAAAGCCAATTACAGAAAGACAAATCCAAGATAGAAACAAAGCTATTTGGGATAGTAAAGATTACCACCATGACTATATCTTTTGGTATGTCAATGGCAAGCTCAGAAAATACAAGAGACCAATGGAATAATCCGTTGGCCTCAGGTTCTGCAACGTCGCACGCTGCTTTCAGTGGTTATCAGTACTTCGCTCTCCACGCTGCAAAGATAGTAATAAATTTCAATATAGCAACTAAATTACAACATTTTTTAAGGTTATTCGTTATAAAATGTATAGCTACAGAGTTTTATACGTAACTTTGCAGCCCAAAAGGTGGAATTTCCCAATAAGCCGTGTGGTTTATCGTGGGTACAACAATGCGAATGCGAATGGCGGTGTCGTGAATGCGAATGCGAATAACGATGCAGCGAATGCGAATGCGAATGTCGGCTCACGCCTGGACAAACTGATTACACTATCAATCGGCCTACCATACCAGGGACGTGATTCCTAACATGGAGCCGAGGGAAACGAACCTCAGTAAACTACCAATATGGGAAAGCTGAAAAATCAAGTGTTGGGTGGAGTTTGGTAGGCCGTTCTTACGGCTCGAAGAAGTCAGACCCAGAGACAGGAAGGCCGAAAGGCCATTAAATTATTAACAATGCGTAGAGAAGGTTACATCATAGAAGAAATCATTGACTACTCCAATATGTCAGAGTCGTTTGATGAAGTTCTCCGTGGCAAGAAGCGGAAACGCTCACGCCAGGGACGCTACTTGCTTGCGCATCGTGAAGAGGTGATTAAGGAGCTAACAGAGCAAATTGCAAATGGCTCTTTCCGTGTGAGTGGCTACCGTGAGCGCACGATCCACGAATACGGCAAAGAAAGGAACTTGCAGATTCTTTCGATGAAAGACCGCATAGGTGTCCATGCTATCATGTCCGTGGTGGACAGACATCTGCAAAGGCGTTACATACGCACAACAGCAGCATCCATCAAGGAACGTGGCACGCACGACCTTATGAAGGTCATTCGCCAAGATATGCAACACGACCCAGAAGGCACGCTATATGCCTACAAGTTTGACATCAGGCATTTCTATGAGAATGTTCGTCAAGACTTTGCAATGTGGTGCTACCGCCGTGTGTTCAAAGACCAGAAGCTGCTTCTTATGTTGGAATCCTTTGTTACCATGCTGGACAGTGGCATCAGCTTTGGACTAAGAAGCTCACAAGCCACTGGCAACTTGTTGTTGTCTGTATTTTTAGACCACTATTTGAAAGATAAGTGTGGGGTCGCTCATTTCTATCGCTATTGTGATGACGGCCTTGTGCTTGGTAAAACGAAAGCGGAATTATGGATGATTCGTGAAATTATCCACTCTCAGGTGAACCAGATTGATTTGGAGATAAAGCCAAATGAAAGGGTGTTCCCAGTGGATGAGGGCATTGACTTCTTGGGATATGTCATATATCCCGACCATGTGGCGATACGCAAGCGTATCAAGCAGAAGTTTGCCCGAAAAATGCACGAGGTTAAATCGAGGAAAAGAAGGCGTGAGCTGATTGCCAGTTTCTATGGCATGACAAAGCACGCCGACTGTAATAGATTGTTTAATAAATTAACAGGCAAAACAATGAGATCATTTAAAGATTTGAACGTTTCTTATAAGCCAGCGGATGGCAAGAAGCGTTTCCCTGGGTCAGTGGTAAGCATCAGGGAATTAGTGAACTTACCAATCATCGTGAAGGACTTCGAGCTTGGCATCAAGACTGAGCAAGGCGAAGACCGCTGCATTGTCTCCATCGAACAGAACGGTGAGGCGAAGAAGTTTTTCACCAATTCGGAGGAAATGAAGAATATTCTCCAACAGATTAGTGAACTGCCAGATGGCTTGCCTTTTGAGACAACTATCAGAACAGAGACATTTGGCAAAGGTAGAACCAAATACGTATTTAGCTAATGAAACGAACAGAAGGAAGTGCGGTGGTGAAACTGCTTGAATGCGTGAACCCCGTCAAGAACAAATGGCGCATCCGTTGGGATGTCATAGTTAAAGAGGACGGTTCGGCCAACTACATGGAGGCAGAGTTTACCAATGGCAAGCCTTCTGTGGATGACATCAAGCGAACCGTCTTGGACTGGTACAACGAACAGACTGACCAAGCCATCATTTCTGGCTTCACATATAAGGGTCAGGCTGTGTGGCTGTCCACTGAAAACCAGTTCAATTATAAGGCTGCTTATGACCTTGCCGTGCAAACGGAAGGAAAGACGCTGCCAGTAACGTTCAAGTTTGGAACTGAGGATGAACCGTCATACCATACGTTTGACACACTTGAAGAACTCGCCGACTTTTATCTGAAAGCCACCGAATATGTGCAAAACACCTTGGCTGAGGGATGGAAGAAGAAGGATGCTTTTGATTTGAGCCTGTATCAGTAAGGTTCAAACGGCATCCGAACGACATTAAAAAAGCATCCGAAGCTGTCAAGCCATCGGATGCTTTAATCTTTTTTACTTGGACTGGTCAAGTTCTCTGTAACCCACATAACTATAAGTTTCAATGTTTTCCAAAATATCCTCATGGTTGTGGTTGGTTGTCGAATTGCTGATGTCGAACTCTCTGAAATGTTCACCGTCCACATCTGCCAGGGCTGTGTGAATCTTTTCCAAGAGGTCAAACACGGTCAAACTCTCTTCTCTTTGGTCGCTGTTGGCTGCACTGCTGCCCAACCAGTCCGTCACCACGTGCAAGTTCACTTTCGCTTCTGTCACATAGCGCATACCTGCCACCGTAGCCTCCCAGTTGATTGGGCAAAGCTCCACAAACACCGCTGGACGTTCCCAGTTGTCTTCTTGCTCAATGAACTCCACATTGTGGTTCCAAAGGTCAATATACTTGATTTCTGGTATATTGCCCAGACGCTCACAAAGCATCTTGTAAATCTCTTTTCTCATTTCTTCAATCGTTTTTCAAAATGTTCCATTTCCTTTCCGAGGTATTCTTGCAAATTATCCTCTATGATGTCCGTAACTGCCTTTTCCACCTCTGGTGACAAACCCAGAAACTGCCTCTTTGGTATCTTGATTGTCGTGCCTTCCTTCTTCAAGGCCATGAACTTCCAGAACTCTGCCACGTCACTGATGTGCCGTGTCTTTTTGTCCTTGCGCTGCGTGCCGTCCTTGCGCCTTGCAAAGGTCAATGCACCTGCGGCATCCATGTACTTGTGCCAGAAATAGCCTTTCATTCGTTTTGTCACCACTATTTCACCACCTTCATTGTGAATTTCGGCGTATGGCAAATCAGTGAAGAAGCGGATGCTCGTTTCCTTCATCTCGCTTCTGACGCTTCTCCTCAGCGTGCCTGTATCAACAAGAATATGCCCACCTGGTCGAAGGGGGCTTCTGTGCCGTTCCCATGCCTCGCTGAAAAATGCCTCTCGCTCAAAGTTCTGGTCAAACTCGTCACTTAGGTCAACGCGGATGTCATTCAGAATCCTCTTAATAATAGTCTTTTCCTTGCTCATCATTCCAAAAATCAAGATACGGTTGAGCGTCTGCTGGAATCTCATTCTTTGATTCAGCAGACGCTTTCAATATATTGTAAAATTGACGCTCACTGATAGCATACTCAGGATATATGAACCTGCGCCATATCTCACGGTTTGGAACACCGTCCTTGATATGCCGGTCATATATCCTGTTGATGTCAGCAACACGTTTCTGATAACTTAGTCCGCGTCGCTTTCCCATGGGGCTAATTGTTTGTTGTATGTTTAACCTTTGGATGATATGGACGGATGTCAAGTGTCATTTCACAGCTCACTGTCACACGTCCACTTCCTTCACATTGTGGGCAAATTTCCTCGCCCTTTCTTCCAGTGCCGTGGCACATTCTACACAGTGCCACCTTGGGTGCCTTGGTTGTCGTTGTCTTCATTGGCTTCTTGTTTAGTTTCTGTTTGTTCTACATCTGTCACACTCAATGGGATGATGTGCCACTTGTTGTGTTCGTCCTTCCACTCAGCTCTGATGAACTGCTTGGTGAGCGATGGCTGATAAGCCTCTTCGATGATTTGCACACCTTCCTTGAATTGGTCGTTGTCGCTCTTGTCTGCCAGTTTGCGAAGCTGCAACACACGGCTTGCCTTCAAGTTGCCTGTTCCGTCACGGCTCAATAGCTGTAGGATGGTTGCCACAAGTTCCTTGCTTTTGGTGTCGGTTGCAAGGCTCTCGATGTACTGCTTGACGATGGCAATGCCGTCATTCACTGTGTCACGGTAGTCATCAATGCAGTTGTAACCAAGCGTGAGGCGCATCTTTCCGTTTGAATGGGTGAAGGTGTGTGTGCGCTGGGTGTCCTTGGTCAGCTTTAACACGTTTGCCTTGATGTTGATGACTTCCGCAAAGTTCTCATAAACCTTGCTCTTCACTGCAAGCATCTGTTCTGACAGGCTGCGAAGTTCGGGGATGGCACTCTCAATCTCGCTGTCCACCAACTGGGCGTAAGCCTCACGGTCTTCCTTGCGCTTCTTAGCAGCCTTTTCCTTGGCTTGCTTCTCTTGGAACTGCTTGAAGGCTTCTGCCTCTTCCGCTGTCATTTCCACTGTCTGTTTCTTGTTCTCTTCCATTGTCTTATTGTTTTAAATGGGTTGTATTTTTAGGCATGAGGGATTCCATCCAAAGGGATATACATCACCATCCTGCCAGGATTGTTCACGTCTTCTTTCTCTTTCAAACCGCCTTTCTTCTTGATTGCTCTGAGTTTTCTTTGGAAATCTTCCATTTCGTCAAGTCGGATTCTGGCAAATTCCTTTCCGCAAATTCGGGGATGCTTGCAGAACTCATTGATGCGCTGCCAGTCGGTTGTGTCCACGCCAATCTCTTGTATCAGCTTTAGGCAGATGCTGCGATTGCGTTTCAATCGTTCTTTTCGACCGCTCAGTTTCTCCAGACCGTCACAACAATCATTGTACTCTTGCCAAGTCATTTCCTTCAAGCTCTCTGTGCGTCCGAAAGTGTATTGACTGACAATTTCCTTCTTGAACTCTTCACGACTACCACAATAGCAAGGCAGTTCGTTGAATGAGGCAAAGAAACGGCTAAAGTTCGTTACTTGCTGCTTCATGGCCGACACCTCTGTAAGTCATAAAATACTGGCGTGCCTCTTTCACGCTTGCAGCCATGCCAAGGGTCAAGTCTTCCGTCTCCAGTATTGGCACATTGTCGAAGCAAAGGAATATCTTGCCATTGAACTCTCTTGCCTGTAGTCTTGACATGGCTTCTTCTCTCACTTGCGCTGCACGTTTCTGTTCAGCCTTTTTCTTGCAGTTCTCACGCATAGCATGGAACCAATTACCGATTTTACTCATATCCGTTTATTTTTTAGTTGTCTTTTCATTGTTTGGTAGCCACGTTATTTCAATGATGGCTTTCATTTCTTTCTTGCCTTGGCATATCGGACAAGGAACTTTCACGCTTTCCCAGTTGGCATCACGTCCCCAGAAGTAACCATTGCCGTGGCAATATTCACATTCATGCCCTTGGCTCACTATTCTCTCATGGGTGACTTGGCATGATGGTGCAACCAGTTCTAACACTCTTCGTTCTTTACTCATTGTCTTCCACCTCCTTTCTCTCACCAAGATACTCACACTTCATGGCATCAAGCGACATATCGTTTAATCTGCCAGACAAGTCTCTGAATATCTGTTCTTGATCCAGGTAGGTAAAATCCTTTGTCTTGTCCTTGATGATTGACACCAAGCTCTCAATCACTTCTTCCATAAGCTATATTGTTTGATAAGTTACTTTCTCATATCCATGCCACTGGATGATTCTGTTTGTCCACATCAGGCTTTTTGTTTTCAGTACAAACTTGCCTCTGTTCTTCTGTGAGCGCATTACATTCAAGTCGCACTCGTAATTTTGTTCAAGCCATTCTCTCATAACCGACTTGCATTGCTCTGCCGTCATCAAGATGAAAATGGTGTCACCATCCTTGTATTTGTCCATACGCCTTATGTTTCGTTGCTTGTCTGTATTACTCCATCCTCCCACACGGTGAATGCCTCACCAGCCTCACCAATGGCACGACCTTGGCAATATGCCTTATATCCTTGCACTCTCACCTTCATACCTGCCATGTACTTCAATCGGGCTGCTGGTTTGCCAAGCGGTTGTCCCTTGTATTCCTGGCTGATGAATATGAAGCACTTTCGAGGAAAGTCATCTGCAAGTGTCTTGGCTTGCTCATAGCTCCAATTTGAATATTGGAAACTGTCTATGATGACAAACTTGGCACTCTTGCGTTTTTTAAGCCTTGCCCTCAGATCGTCAAGGGTGTCATCTGTTGCCACACGAAACTTGCCTTGCACCTCATTCATCTTGTAGCGGTTGATGCGGTCTTGAAAGCTCTTGCTCACACCTTCCTCATAACTCAGGTAAAGAACGCCACCATACGAACAAAGTTCTTTGGCAAGCTGCATCACAAAGCTGCTCTTTCCGCTTGCGCTCGATCCTGACACAAACCATGTCTCTGTTATGCTTGGATAGCCAAACACCTTGCTCCATTTCTCACCCCAGGGAATGGTGACGTATGTCTTTGCTGCAATATCCCTGGGGCTGTATGCTCGCTTTGCCATCGTTATGCAAGTTTCAGTTTCTCAATCTCTGTATATACACGGCGCAAGCCACCATTGGTTTTTCTCACGATGGTTGCAATGTCGGCATCCTTTGGAGCGTTAGCCCTTGCCACTACTTCTGCTTGATGGCGCAAGAACCTGTCTCGCTCCTTGCCATCGTCTGGTGTCACCTTGGAGTATCTGCCACCGTAACGGCTCAACATTTCGGTGTAACCAACTTTCTTGCACTCGATGGAACGGTTTATCTTCTCTTTCAGTCCATCGGCGCCCATCATGTACCAGGCGCAACAGCGTTCGGTTGCATTCCATAAGGCTTTGAGTTCCAAGAATGCCTCATACTGCAAATCACCAGCTTCATCAAGGATGATAAGAGGGTGTTCGATGGAACGAAGGTAATAAACCAAGTCTTCATACACATCAGCATAATGTCCTTTGCTATCCACGCCAAACTCAGATGCTATCTTGCGAACCAACTTCAACTTGGTCTTTACTTGTGAACAGTCGATATAAACTGCATTCTTGTGACCTTGCACATAATAGCGTGCCGTGAAGGTTTTTCCAATGTTGGGTATATCGCAAAGGATGCTGCTTTGCCCTGAGCCTTGACAGAACTCTATTTGCTTGGTGATATACTTGAAGGTCTCTGTTGGGGCTGCATTCCATTCTATTTCGTTGCGCAAGGCCACATTCAGCTTTCTTGCAATGCTCAACCAGTTGGCATCACTCAATGCCTTTTCTGTCTGACCGTTCTTCAACATACTGTAGATGGATGTTGAAAGTCCAAGGGCGGTTGCGTGCTTTGCGTCACTTGGATAGTTTGACCTGTTGGCTGCTATCGCTGCCAGGATCTTTTTCTTTGTTGCTTCTGCTATTGTCATATTCTTAATCTTTAATCGTTATTATAATGATGTTTGAACAGTGTTTAAAGGTCGGCCAAAGCCCTTTCCTCTATGCTCATTTCTGGCATATATACTTCATCGGGTTCTTCTATCTTTGGCGGTGGAAGTACAAAGGTTTCCTCTGCCTCTTCCTTTGGCACATCCGACTTCATTACTCCAACCTTGCCAATGGCATTGTCCTTGACGTATTTCGTGAATGAGGCAACTTTCTTCTGTTGCGCTTGGTATTTCTCCAAGTCTTCATCAGTCTGTTCTGCCATCACACGGTTGTAGGTTTCCACTCGTTCCACTTGGTCAATGAATCTGTCACCTTGAAAGATGAACACCTCTTGTGGTTTGCCGTCCGCATCTGGAATGTAGTATGCCGTCACCTTTTTGTTGTTTGGCTCCAGACGTTCCAGCTTTTCGGTCTTGCTCAACCACCAATCTTCGTATGCCACTCTTACGGTGGAGTTTCTTCTGATGCTTGTTTCCACTCTCTCACCAATGTATCTTGCAAGCGTAAGTTTGTCAAGCGGTTGAAGGGTTGGATTGATGTTGGCAACAAGAACGTCCCATCTGCTCATGCCAGGGTACTTCTTTTGATTCGGGTGCAAGCTGTGATTCCACTCATAGTTGTCTTGGCGGTCTTCAGCTATCAGTTGATCATAGCTGAAATATTCCTTATCCTCATACAGCTCATTGGTTTCATCACTGATTTTCTTACTTTCCGTTCGCCACTTGCCTTTTCCATAGAAACGGCCAATGCCCTCATGGTTCTTGTGGATGATGCTGCGTTTCTTCGCTCCGTTCAAGTTCTCTGCATATTTCTCTTGCGAGTTCTGAGGCGCACAGAAATGAACGAATGGGAATGCGACACCTGCTTGCAGAAATCCGTCCTTGTATTGCGACATCAAGTGATTCTCAACCTCAATACCTGCTGGCATACCCCAACCATTGCGTTCTATCAGTCGGAACATATCCCTAAAGCAGTCAAGCACCAGGATTTCATCCTTTTTCCTTGCGTAAGATGCGCCAATCACACATTGGCTGACCACATCATAAGCATAGTAAGCGTGAACCCTCTGCTTGGTGTCTTTCAACTTTCGTGTCAAGTCCACGTCATCCATTGTGATTTGGCTCAGAGAGAACTCACCTGCATGGCGGTGCATGTGCGGCATCTGTTCGTGCATGAAGGTGGTGTAACTCATAAGCTCATGTTCAATTAGCACCTTGTTTTTCGGTCGGTTCAAGTAGTTGGTGATTGTCGATTCACTCAAAACCTTTGGTTCACCGCTCTTGTCTGTGAAATCATCGGGGTTGAATAGTTCTCCAGTTTCAGGATCATAGACCTCTATTTCACCACAAACAAACGAATTGTATAGTTCCAAGACACTTGTGTTGAATGGCTTGTTAGGAAGTACTGCCAAGCCCAAAATCAAGCGTTCTGTCTTGTGGTCAACCTTGCGTGCGCTTTGGTTTCCAAACTTACCACTGATCAGACAGATATAGCCAAACTTCTTGTATTCGGCTACCTTCTTTCTGAATCGCATGGTTGAAGCTGGTAGCGTATGGCCAAATTTATCTTTGAGTGTTTTGATGGTGGTTGCCATCTTTTCCCAGTCGTATTTTTCTCCCATCAGCTTCTTTGATGCGCTTGCACGGTTGTAGAGCTTGATGCAAGTGTTCAGAACTGAGGCGTTCACCACATATTCCTTCACTTTCTCTTGTGTGAGGTCAAGCCCTGTCTTGGCACGGTCGTTGAAGAAAGCAACGGCTGCTTGGTCGGTCTCATAGTTGGACGTTATCCAACCTTCCAGTCTCACAGTGTCACCACCAGGATAAAGTTCATCCACCATTTTGCGGTAGATGGTAGGAATGCTATCAACGGCAACCAGAGCATAACGTCCTTGCCCCTTACCGCTACGCACCACATTGATGCGCTTCCTGGCAGATAGCTGCTTGTAGTTCGAGGCAGTCATTATGCCACCGTCAACAAGCTCACGTGCTGAAATGCAAAGTGTGTTACCGTAATACTCCATTTCTCACCTCCTTGATTATTCGGCACAAACAGGTCTTGCGTACTTTTTGTAAAGCTCTGGGGTAGTCAAGATGTCGGCATCCCTCTGTGTCCATGCTGCAAAGATGCTTTGGATTTCTTCCAGTTGCTTGATTTTCACATCCTGGTATTGCTTCATCATCTTGCCCTTGTAGAACACATCCACATTGCCATTGGCTTTGTTGCACTCAATCATTGCACCATTGGGGAAGTATTGGCGCATATAGCCATCTGCATCATGGATGGTCTCAACCTCTGGGGCAACTATCATCACAATGCCACCTTTCTGCTTGGCATATACACGGATGCGCTTTGCCTTGTCACTTTCGCCACGCTTCGCATCAAAGTTCAGGGCATAATAAACCATTTTCCCTGTAACGTTGAACGCTGCCATGATGTCCTGGCGAACTTCTCTTGTTACGTCAATGTACTTTTTCATTGCTTCCATTTTTAATCGTTATACAAATCTTGTTTTATCTTTTTAAGATGCAAAATTCGTCTTTCTCACGCCTTTTTTGTATCTTTGGCGCGGTGTTCCTTTGGTAACACGGTGCAAAGATACAGAAATTCTGTATAATAACAAAATTAAATTCAGAAAATATGGAAGTATATAAGCAAATTTTAACGAAAAATGAGATAAATGTGCGCTTTATCATGGCTATTAATGCGATTTTGGACAAAAAAATGGTAAACAGCAAGGTTGATTTGGCAGAATCTCTGAACGTAAAGCCTTCTAAGTTTTCAGAAATTCTGAACGGTAGAATGAACGTAGGGGTTGATATGATAGCAACTTTATGCGACCTTTACAGAATTTCACCTGATTGGATTCTGATGAGCAGAGGGAATAATATGTTCCGTGAAACATATAAGATGCCTAAGATATGGGTTGATGATGAGCCAAGCGATTTAGATACAACTTTACCATCTACCAAGGAAGTAAATAATGCGCCACAGCTTTCTGATAACCCAGACATAGGCAAGCCATATTACGATGTTGATTTTATGGGAGGCTTTACAGAGGTCTTCAACTCTCAGAAAAGCGTACCAGACACAAACATTGTCATCAGAGGGTTCGAGAAAGCCGATTTGTGGTGTAATGTTACAGGTCATTCAATGGAGCCTAAAATCAATCATGGTGACATCATAGCCCTTCGCCAATGTACGCTGGATGATGTCCAGTATGGCGAAATATACGCTGTTGTGCTTGACACGATACGAACCATCAAGATATTGCGCAAGTCTGATGATCCTGACAAGCTCCGTTTCATCCCAATCAACTTGCAAGATTTCGATGAACAAGAATACCCCAAATCAAGGATATTGAACATCTTTGAGGTCATTGGTAGCATCAGCAAGTTCTTTTAACCTCATAGTGACACCCCCTTTGGTACTCCAAGTGGGGTGTCACCCCCTCTTTATCGCCTCAAAAGCCCTATATATTATATATAATAAGGTGTAAACTTCAAAAATCGTTGCTCACAAAGGGGTAGTTTCTTCACAATTAACCGCAAAAAGTGGTTAGTTTCTTCATTCAGCTTTTTGTATGCCAACGACCCCACTTTTGTAACCCTTAATTCTCGAAAGTGTAACCCTTAACTGTAACCCTTAGTGTAACCCTTACCCAAAAATCACCACTTTTGAGCATGAAAAAAGGGAGCCGTGAAGCTCCCTCGTTAACATTCGGTTTGAACACCGTAAATAAGCCATTCTAACGGCATTTTAACCATCATCCTTCATAGACCCTTGTCGAGTGCCAGAAATGAGCGTAGATTGCTTTATAATAGCTCGTTTCGTGATTATTGACCCATTGCCAGACAGACCAGCATGAAGCAAGTAACTCTTGGTACAACCAACCTCCTCAGAGGTCAGCACGGTGTAAACCGCCGATATGCTTGAAAAGTAGAAGTCTTTCAAGCCATTATGTTTGCCCACAATAAGATGGACGTGTATAACTTTTGCCATATCTATTCATTTAAATTTCGGTGCAAATATACCAAATAATAATTATATGGAATAATTTTGCATTTTAAATAATCATAAAAGGGCAAAAATAAAGGGTAGCGATTGCCACCCATGCACAAGTCCCATCATCCTCATGTAAGCCGTTTGTAAACCTCATTCAATCCTACCGCCCTCAAACGCAAGCCAGGAGGCCACAGAATTAAACCAAAAATAAACCCATGTAAACGTTTCGTTTTGTGTCGTTCTTCATGCAAGATTATTGTAACTAACTATATTTCAAAGGCTTCACTCGATTTTGGGGCATAAGGCTTTATATACGCTTCGTTCTGTGCCCTTTAGAACACCCCGACTGCCAAAAGAGCACTTACAGCGGAAAACATCCATCAGATAGTCGCTGCAACAACCATCACCGAGGAGGAAGCGCTGGCGAGAGATCTCTTCCTCTTCAGTTTCTACACCCGAGGCATGTCGTTCGTTGACATTGCCTTTCTTGAAAAAGGAAGCCTTAAGGACGGGCAGCTCATATACAAGAGGAAGAAAACGGGTAAAGAACTGAGAGTAGCATGGCGCCCCTGTATGCAAGAGATTGCAGACCGCCACCCTTCCCTCGACGGCAAGCATCTGCTGGGCATTGTTAACCAGAATATTGTCACCGATGTCAGGAAACAGTATCACTACCGCCAATGTAGGGTGAACAAGGCATTGCAGAAGTTTGCCCGGCGCATCGGCATGCCGATGAAAGTAACGATGTACTGCGCCCGTCACTCCTGGGCTACCATCGCCAAGGAGAAGAACATTCCCATCAGCGTGATAAGTGACAGCATGGGGCATAACTCAGAGAAAATCACCCGCATTTATCTGAAAAGTATCAACGACGATGTGATAGACAGATACAACGATATGCTTATCGAAGCCATCAGTATGTAAGGGGGAGATAGAATAATTCTGCCGACGATACAGGTGAAATTACGTCACGATGTAGTTGCAGATGCGTCACGACGTAGCAACAACTACGTCCCCGACGCAGCGACAGCTACGTCGCGACGCAATTTCAGAAGCATTCTGCACATTATCAAGTAAGGCTCTTTTGAAGTTCAAAAGAGCCTTTTTGGGATTTCAAATAAGCCTCATTTAAAGTTCAAGTGAGCCCTACTTAAACATTACGTAAGCCTTATTTCCATTTTTGGTGATAAAAAGACGAAAAAAAAGGCTGTATAGAACGCAAAAAACAACGTTTTGTTCAGTCAATGCATCAAGAGCCCCAATGAACAGAAAAAAAACAAAGAGCAAATAAAATAACTGAATATCAGCTAATTACACAGATTTTTAGCATAATTATCGCGAAGTCGGTTACCTTGTGTGTGGCAATAGGTGGCAATAAGGTGGCAATAGAAATAGGGGCTATTGCCATCATTAAGCTACTGTATACCAACAAGTTAGTATGCGTGTGGCAAATGTGGTAATAAAATTGAGAAAAAACTTTTTCTTATATTAATATTTAGGGTTGCGATTCCATAGCATATCTCCCGGCTGGAGATATGATAAAAACAATAAGAACTGAGTGGCGATAAAAAGCCACGATATAAGAACGATAAAAAATAACTTTTCTAAGAGAACCTTTGAAAGAGAACGATAAACTTTTCTAAGAGTGCAGACTCTATTCATCAAACGGAACTCTTATTCGATATAGAGAATTAATTAACAAGCTCACTCCCGAAAGGGCGGAGCATAACGTATAACTTTATAAATAATTACCGTATGAAAAGAAAGTATTTTAGCGCGCTGCTTATGGGTGCATTGACAATTGCCTCGGTAAGCACATTTACTTCTTGTAAAGATTACGATGATGACATCGACAACTTGCAGAATCAGATTAAAGATCTTGCTAGTGCTGATCAATTGCAGCAGAAGGTAACTGAACTTCAAGGCTTGATTACCACAAACTCTAACAACATCAAGGATGTTCAGGAGGCTGTAAAGAAGGCTCAGGCTGCTGCAGAGACTGCTCAGACAACAGCTACACAGAAGGCTACTTTGGAAGATTTGAAAAAGTTGCTCGCAGAGGGAGACTATGCTTCTAAAGAGTATGTAAACAAGGCTGACGGTATCCTTGAAGCTGCCCTCAAAGCTCTTGAGACTGGTAAGGTAGAGGAGTTAGTAAAAGCTGTAAAAGAGGCTCAGAATGCTGCCGATGCTGCTAAGACTACAGCAGACAAAGCCATCGAAGAGGCTGGAAATGCTGGCGCAGCATTAGAAAAGGCTCAGGCTGCCGCTACAGCTGCACAGGAGGCTAAGGATGCACTTGCTGAACTCCAGAACTCTATCGGCGGTGGCTATTCTGAGACTACAACAGTGAAAGATGCTATCACCAGTATCGACGTTTTGCTTAAGGCAGACAAGACTGGTTTGGAAGGTTTGGATACCCGTCTGAAAGTCATCGAGGATGCTCTGAAGAGTGGTGACGACACAACAGGTCTCGCAACAAGACTGGAAAACATCGAGTCTGCATTGAAGAACATCATCGGTCAGTTCTCTACTATGGTTACCGATGTACAGTTATTCAACATTGCACAGCCTAACTATACAGGCTTCAACCGTACCCTCAACTTCGTACAGGCTGCAGAACAGGCTAATGTATTCCCTGCAGAGGCTAACGTAGCAGACAAGCAGTTGAAATTTGAAAAGGGCAAGTATTATGCAGGTGAGGACAGCTTGCTGATCCGTGTATCTCCTGTAGATGCTGAGTTGACACCAGGCAGCATTTCACTCTTGAATTCACAGGGTAAGGAACTTGACGACATCATTGATGTGAAAGAGGTTCACAGATACAAGGAATTGCTCTATGGATACTCTCGTGCAGGTGGAGTAAACTCTGGTCTTTGGGTTGTTAAGTTCAAGGCTAAGGATTTGGGTGACAACTTCAAGGCTGCAGCTGAGACTGAAGTTTATGGTCAGCCACGTTCTATCCTCTATGCTGTAGCTGTCAAGAATACATACAATACTACCGATAAGGCTGAAGAGGCTAGCACACGTCGTGTGACATCAGAGTATGGTATTGACTTGAATACAACTCCAGCAGAGCCAGCTTGGGACTTCACTGTAAACGAGAAACCAGTTAGCTGGATTCACAACCGCTACGTTCAAACCGAGAGCATTGAACGCACAGACCTAACCACGGGTTACCACGCAAAGACTTACGCTCAGGAGTTGACATGGCTTGACAACAACAAGCCTGCTACCAAGGTTATCCTCACTGGTGATGACCAGAATGCAAAAGACCGTACCGGACATACTACCGACTCTTGGGATAATGGTGTTGACAACCGTCAGGGATACGCTATCTTAGCTGTAGAAAAGGGACAGCCTATCACCATCGACTTCGGTAACACCGAGATGAAGGGCATCAAGGGCTTCTATGTAACACTTGATGAGAAGTTCGCTCAGGAATCTGCTCCATCAGAGTTGAATGCATGGAACTCTTACACTTTCGAGAACGTAGGTTACAAGAACCAGCCTGCTAAGTTGTTCGAAGGCAGCAAGGGTACTATCACCATCAAGGACATGAACAATGTTAAGGGTGATGTTATCGGTTTCCGTGTACACGCTGTCAACTATGACGGTACTTTGACTGACCCAGATGGTCGTTCATTCTATGTAGCAGTAGGCGACGTGAAGACAACAAAGAATCTTGGAAATTCTGATTTGACATGGAACGAAACAAGCAACAAGTTTGAATCTACAGTTGTTTTGCCAGCAGACTTCAGTTCTTACGACTTCGACGGCTATTATGGTTGGCGGATTGCTGGTGCTGATGAATCCGGCAACACACCAAACTGGAATGACTTCACAGTGAAGTATTATGCAGAAGACGGCTCTGAGGTTCCTTCATTGAACAACACAGTTAAGTCAGTTAAGTTCATTTTGAATAACCCAATGGAATTCATCGATGGTGCTACATACAATGTAACCACCACATTGACCAAGAGCATATCAACAGCTACTGCTAAAGTTTGCACAATCAATGCTTCATTCACGAAGAAGATGCCAACAGATGCTCCTACATTCGGCTATCGTGATGGCTTTACCAAGAATCCTGAATACATCATCCCAGCAGGAGGCAACTACAGCGTATTGGCTTCAGGCAACAAGGGTGGTACATTCGACTTGAGAAACATCCTGATCATCAACAACAATACAACATGGAATGGTGTTGATCTCTTCGATGAAGCAAATGCAGGTGTATTCACATTCAATGTTGCTGGTGGTACTTACACCAACGGTAATCTGGACAAGGCAGAGGCTACAGGATGGAGATATATCATGGCTGTAAACAACTCTGGCGAGCAGAACTTGGTTGACAACTCTACAGAGCGCACCATCAAGGCTAATTACAATTACTACGGCATCTCTAAGAGAAAGGTTAACGGCAACTGGTTCAGAGGCGACTACCCTGTTCCATCTACATCTTCTGAGAAGATTGTTTACTGCTCTTGGATGAAGACATTCGAGCTCGATGTTAACAAGACTGGTATGAAGTGGTCTGACAACAACAAGGTTACTTGGAAGGCAAATCCTGATGCAAGAGGTACTAAGTTGCACTTCAACAAACTTGCTGTTAAGGTTAAAGACATCAACTTGCTCCCTGTAAAGACTGGTGTAAATGGTTCTACCATGGATACATTCTTTGCTAGCAATGCACTTGCAGTAGTTCCAGGTGAGTATGGTGATATCTGGACAACAAGTACAGACGAAAAGCAGATCAATCCTTACTTCTCTGCTGAAATTGACGCTACAGGCATCACGCTCAAACAGATGAGCCAGGCTGCAATTCCTTCAGGCGTAACAGGTGGTAAGATTAAGTTCACAGTTAAGGATTGCTTCGGCAATGTTAAGGATATCAAATTGGATTTCCAGATTCAGTCAAATGGTGTAGACCCAGCTAGAAAGCACTAATCCGATACTAGTTACTAAGGAGTGAGAGGACTCCGCAACGTGAACAAAGAAATATTCA